AAACTGGATGGAAATGAATTAGAATTATCATCATCTTTATTCATTGACCCCGCTAGCCCTTTTAACTTATCGGCCATAACACCTAATTTTTCACTACCTGCAAGTGAAAGAGATTTTCCTATTTCATTACCTTTATCGTAAGCAGTACCTAAGTCTTTGTAGTCTAAACGTTCATATTGTCTATTAGTTGGTGCAGTCGGCATAGTCACACTATTCATATATTCACCAGCGGTGTTCTTTCTTTCTAGAGTAATCTTGTCGGCCTTTGTAGGTGCTTTAATAAGATTTTGAAGAGTATCCCCAAAGTTAGTTGCTCCACTACTTAATTTTAAATCGACTGTACCTATCGTGGAAAGATCGGTATCCAGCACACCATTAAGTAAGCCTATAAATTCATTTACTCCACCGATTGCACCGTTGATAAGATTAGATATTCCACCTAATGCATTATTAATGACATTAAAAATACCATCCGCTATTCCACCAACCGTTTTCAGCACCATAGTACCCATCGTATAAAATGCCATCTGTACACCGTACACTAAAGCGTTGAAGGTATTTGCAATCCATTCAGCTACACTAATTATATTATTTCCTATGGCATCTAATACAGTTCTAACCATAAGATTTAAGGCAATCCATGCTAGTTGTACAATGAATATAGCCTGATTCCATGTATTAACGAGCCATTCAGCAACGGTAATAAATAAGTTCAATACACCTATAAAAACGTTATAGAAAGCAGCACCTAGCCAATAAACGCCTCCAACAATTGCGCCAAATACAGCTGCAGTTTGTTCAGCCCACATCAGCATTGCGGTTACTACAAAAGCAATTACTGCAATAATTCCAATTATGACCCACGTAATAGGGCTTGCTAAATAAGCAGCATCTACTATCCATTGTGCTGCAGCCCACGCAAGAGTTGCTGTCCTAACCAATCCTAAAACAGCATATTTGGTTAGCAAAATTGCTACAATTGATCCCAGAACAACACCCATTATTACGAGTATGGGCACCACCCAATTAGCGTTATCATACATAAATGTTCCTACCGCACCGATTGTGTTGTACATCACCTCAAGAGCATCAAAAACAAGTGATAATCCAGCTACAAATAGATTAATAAACATCATTGCATGACCTGCTAAAACCCCAAATGCATCCGAATTAACAAATTCGCTGAATCGTTTAAATATTGGTTCAAATGCGTTTTGCGCATAGTTTTTAAATACGGTCATAGCGTCTGAAAATGTTTTCGGCGTTTTACTAAATTTATCTTCAATTTCGTCAGCAGCATTAAATAATGCATTTTTAATAATATCCGCTGTAATTTCCCCATCAGATGACATTTGCTTTAGTTCACTTGTACTTTTTCCTAACGAATCTGCAATTGCATCTGCAAGCAATGGAGCCTTTTCTGCGATAGATGTAAACTCATCACCTTGCAATCCTCCAGAAGCCATTGCTTGCGATATTTGTTTCATACTGTCAGCCTTTTCTTGACCACTAGCTCCTGAAGTAGCGAAAGATTTATTCATCAGCTCACTGAATCGGATAGCTTCATCATTGCTACCAAAAGTGTCCCCAGCGTTTAATTTAGCAACAGTAGTAGCCATATCATTATAAGAGCTTAAACTTCGCTGAGAAGCTCTATAAATCTTATCCTGCAACTCCGCTTGTGTTTGCGAACCGTCATTAATACTAGCGATTCGCGTATTAGTATTACTATAAGAATCAGAAGCGCTTGCTAACTTTTTAAAACCCTCAGTTAAATTCTTTACCGATAAAATATTAGAAGCAAAACCTACAAATTTACTAAAAAACTTATCCACTCCACTTGTGGCGGCTGATATCCCTCCAGAAGTCCCACTAAAAATATCACCTACATCACCAACATTTTGAAATGCAAGTCTTGCACTAGCACTTAATCTATCAAAAGCTCCCCTTGCACTTTGAATAACGCGCGTTGCTCGTTGCAGGCTACGCATATCTCCTGCTCTGTTGGATGATATATGCATTTGCTCCATTGCTCGGATAGTACTATTCATTGCTTTCATCATCTTTTGAAGAGTACCAGTCATTCTATCGGTCAAGGTCATGGTTGTACGAACTGACATAACACTCACCTCATTTTAGGGCTAAAAAAGACATACCAACAAGGCATGCCTTTTTTATAAAATTATTATATTATTACTTTTTCGAAGCCTCTGCCTCTTTTTCAAGCTCAATATCCAAACTTGCGATAATGAATGCGCGCTCTTTGCGATCCATATTTAAAAACAAGTTAGGCAGTATATTGAATCGATGAAGCGCAACATGTGCATAAAATGCTAGTCCGTCACGCTCATCGTCACTGCCTTGTATTAGTTTTTTACTTCTTCCACTTCATCTTCGAGAGTAATATCACTTCCGCTAATTTCGGATACTTTTTCAGAAATCAGCGATGTTTCACCTGCCAGAAACATTCTTCCATATAAAGCCTCTGCACCTTTTACGCCATAAGATTGCTGTAATTCTGTATTATTAAGGTCCGGGTATACGATAGCTGCTACGTTTAATCTACGGTTGTATGCTACTGGATCAAATACTCGTTCTTGGCGTCCTCTTTTGCCAGCTACATTTTTAAAACATCTATCATTAATTACATCTGCTTCTTCAGATGGAACAGGTCGTAATTTAATAGGCTCAGCAAAACGTTGTAGGGATAACTTAATAGGTTCTACCGCCATTACATTTTCTTTCATGAATGCTTTAAAGTTACTCATTTACAGTTTCCTCCTTATTGGATAACGCTAAATTGGTTTAAGATTTCAAAATCGTCAAATGTGAATGAAAATTCGTCTTTTAATGTGTCTGCACTATCTGCATCAAGCATTGCTAATAGCGTTTTATCAGGAACGATATTTCGGACATCGACGGTTTGTTTACCAGCTGCACTAGTAATATCCGCATTAACAATTGTTGCATCAAACATTGGTGATTTACCTGAACGTAGATAGTTCATGGCCATCGCTCGAACCTCTGGGCGATGGTAATACATCGTCATTTCACCAACACCTTTTGCTCCTACAATTTTAGAACCTTCCATACGAGCATTTAGACGTTTTACTTCTACTTTGTTGTATTCTACTTCCGCTTTAAATTTAAGAATTTCTGCAAATTCATATGTTTGACCTTCAATATTAATAAATACCAAGCCCTCACGAGAGGACATAGCGTCTTTTGTTTGCATTACGTTTGCTGCCATTTAGTTTTTCCCCCTTTTATTTACACTCAACGCGCATATATAATTTTTCCATTGCATCGATAAACTTGATACCGATCACAGCCAATACGGCATCTTTTTCATCACCTTGCTCAACAGTAATATCTTCGGGAAGATATGAATTAATAACACCTAACCGTACATATGGATCAAGCACTGTTTTCATTAATTGTTTCTTAAACAAATCTCTTCCATCTTCATTATTGTTCACTTTACCGATGAAGTATTTTCGGAAAATGTGGCGTGTGTTATTTTCGAGAATAGTCATTCCTCGATCGATTTTTCCTTTACGGAAATCTTGGTTCTTAGTCGGTGTAAATGAATGGAATGTATTAATATCCTGCTCTACTACTACTTCATCATTACTGAAAGAATAGACAATATGGCCGTCTTGTAATGCTTTAATGATTTCATCATTTGTCATCGCTTCCGCTTCTATTGCACCAGGATATTTTGCATATGTTAATGAACCTACAGTGGCAGCTGCAAATGCTGCACCGAACCAGTACACCGCCTCATTTGCACTTAAGATTTCCCCGCCATCAAGTGTGACTCCGTTTTTAATTGATACTGTGCTTTCATGGTCTGCAGCATTATAATTATTCGTAACGAATGTAACGCGTTTACCTGCTTGTTCTCGCAGTTCTTTTGCCTTTAAAGCAAGTAGCGCTTTTATTGTATTGTCATCAGTCCCATATGCTACTACCTTAAAATTCAAAGTATCCAATGCAGATGCAAAATTCGATATAGAGTCGTTTGTAGCAGCTACTGTTGTTCCACCAGCTAAAGTCAAAGTAGCATCTCCTGTTGGAAATGCCCCATCAAACACTACATAATCATTTGATTTTAAATCTTCGAAAGCAGTCACCTTCTGCAAGTCAACTTGAAGAGCATCGAAATAGGTTTTTACTGTTGTAGTTCCATCTAATCCTGTCGTTGTCAGAATGTGAATCTTATTTCCAT